GTCTTTCTCGACTATATCTCCCCGATGCAGTCCGAACCGATGCTGGATAGTCCTTTTAAGACCCGACCCAGTCCAGACCAATGACAACTAAGCCCAGAAAGTCCAAAGCCCTACGAGGGGCAACCAAGCCACGGCTTCACAGTCCACTTCTTAAGGGCGAAAACAAGCTGCAAGATGTAAAAGACCTATGCGCAATCGTCAAGATGGATCTCATGCCGTGGCAGGAGTTCGTGCTTAAGGACATGCTAACTGTGGACAAGAAAGGCATGTGGGTTCGTAAGACAAACCTCATTTTGGTGGCTCGTCAGAATGGTAAGACCCACTTAGCCAGAATGCTGATACTTGCTCACTTGATTAAGTGGAATACCAATGTCCTAATCATGAGCTCTAATCGAAGTATGGCACTAGACACCTTCCGACAAGTCACTCACCTACTGGAGACCAATGACCACCTTAAAGGATTCGTTAAACAGATTAGACACGCCAACGGCACAGAGTCTATTGAGATGCTATCTGGAGCAAGGCTCGATGTTGTTGCAGCAACTAGAGACGGCTCTCGCGGTCGATCCGTCAATGGACTGCTCTACATCGATGAAGTCCGAGAGATCACAGAAGATGGATTTAGAGCTGCTACTCCTACAACTAGAGCTCACCCAAACTCTCAAACGCTTCTTACCTCTAATGCAGGAGACGCTTTCAGCACTGTACTCAACGACTTACGAGAAAGAGCTATCGATTACCCACCCAAGTCTTTTGGATTCTATGAGTACTCAGCACCCCAGTACTGCAAGATAGACGATCGCAATGCATGGGCTTTGGCTAACCCCTCTTTGGGATACACCATCACAGAGGAAGCGATTGAGGAAGCGATTGCTACTTCACCGATTGAGAACACGCGTACGGAGACACTTTGTCAGTGGATAGACAGTTTATCGTCACCGTGGCAACACGGCATTCTCGAGGAAACATCCGATAGCACGCTTGAAATGTCCGTTGGGGCTTATACTGTATTCGGTTTCGATGTCAGTCCGTCACGCAGGAACGGATCATTGGTCGCAGGACAACTTCTCCCAGATGGGCGGATTGGCATTGGAATCCTAGAGACTTACAGCTCACAGGTTGCTATCGATGAGCTGAAGATGGCAGCAAGTATAAAGGCATGGTGCGACATTTATAAGCCTCGCCTAGTCTGCTTTGACAAGTACGCAACCCAGACAATCGCAGATCGATTAGCCAATGCGGGTGTCATGATCGAGGATGTCTCAGGTCAGCAGTTTTACAAAGCCTGTGGAGATCTTGCAGAAGGACTAAACAATCATCGAGTAGTTCATAATGGGCAAGCAGAGTTCATTCAGCAGATGAATAACTGTGCAGCTAAAGTCAATGATTCGGCATGGCGCATCATTAAGCGAAAGAGTGCTGGAGATATCTCAGCCCCTATCGGCTTGGCTATGGTAGTTTCCAAGTTAATGCTTCCAGTTCCTAAGCCTCAGATTTATACTTAGACACACCCATAGCACATTGTCTAATTGCTTGACAAATGCTACACTTTCTGTCTATGGGTAGAATCTTGCAGACATTCGGGCTTGAACCTAAGCCACAATTACAAGCTCAGTCCGCACCTCAAGTGCTTGGTGAGTATTCACCTTATGCAATGCCGTTTCAATATGCTTTCATTGGCAGAAGCGAAGCGATCTCCGTCCCAGCACTTATGCGCTGTCGCAATCTATTGTGTGGAACTATCGGAGCGATTCCTTTAGAGCTTTATAAGAAATCTACAAATGAAGAACTTGGCTCACCTGCATGGTTAGAGCAGCCTTCATATTCACAGCCACGATCTGTAACGATTGCATGGACTGTTGATTCACTTCTGTTTTACGGGCAAGCCTTCTGGAAAGTAGTCGAAGTTTATTCCGAGGACGGACGACCATCTCGCTTTGAGTGGATTGCTAACCATCGAGTAACTGCAACACTAGATAGCACCAATACTTTTGTTAGATCTTATGCAGTCGATGGTACTACTTTACCAATGGACGGATTGGGATCTTTAATCACTTTCCAATCATTAGGCGATGGCATTCTTAACACTGGAGTGCAGACAATTCGCGCAGCTATTGATGTCCAGAAGTCAGCAGCGATTGCAGCAGCCACTCCGATGAGTACTGGTTTCATTCAGAACTCAGGAGCTGATCTACCACCGGCAGAAGTGCAAGGATTATTAGCGGCATGGAAAAGAGCTCGACAGAATAACTCTACTGCTTATTTAACAAGCACTTTAGATTATAAGACTGTCGGCTTCTCTCCTAAAGACATGATGTACAACGAGGCTATTCAGAATCTTGCTACTGAAATTGCGCGCTTATGCAATGTGCCAGCGATCTATGTGTCAGCAGATCAAAACTCAAGCTATACATATCAGAATGTCAATGATGAACGCAAGCAATTTTTAACACTATCTCTACAGCCATTCATTACTGCGATTGAAGATCGTTTATCGATGGATGATATTACTGCTCGTGGCAATGTAGTTAAGTTCGATATTGATAAGAACTTCCTGCGCACTGATCCACTGCAAGAGCTTGCAGTAATTGAAAAACTCCTAGCCCTTAATCTGGTTACACAGGAACAGGCTATGGAAATGACAGATCTAACACCTAACGGAAGCAATGGTCTAGAATGAACCAAGTAATCACCTTCTCAGCTGATCTCACAGCAGACTCAGCAAGTCGCACAGTATCAGGCAAGATTGTGCCTCTCAATGTCGAAGCAGGATCTACAAACATGGGGAAAGTAATCTTCGCCTCTGGATCTATTGCTATCGAAGATCCTAAAGCAATCAAGTTGCTAAGTCAGCATGATGCTAAGAAGCCATTAGGTCGCATGGTTTCTTTTAGCGAATCAGATAACTCAATCGATGCAGTATTCTCTATCAGTCGCTCTCAGCGCGGTACAGAAGCCCTAATCCTTGCAGAAGAAGGATTGCAGTCAGGATTAAGCATCGGGGCAGAAGTCCTCAAGTCAAAGATCAAGGATGGCGTTACTTATGTATCTGCTGCTCGCTTGGTCGAAGTAAGTTTAGTAACAGAGCCAGCCTTTAAGTCTGCTCAAGTTACTGATATTGCAGCAGAAGAATCTGCTGTAGAAGAAATCACCCAACCAACAGAAAGCGAGACAGCCACCGTGGAAAACACCACTCCAGCAGTCGAAGCAACACCAGTTGAAGCACCAGCGGTTGAAGCTGCTCGCCCAACTGTTTCAGCAGCATACTTCACAAAGCCACGCATCGAAGTAACAGCAGCTAAGTACGCAGAAAACACAATCCGTGCAGCTCTAGGTGATGACAACGCTCGTCAATACCTACGCGCAGCAGATGACACAACAGACAACGCAGGACTTGTTCCAACTCGTCAGTTGTCAGAAATCATCAACCCACTATCAACAACAATCCGTCCTTCAATCGATGCAATCTCTCGTGGAGTATTGCCAGATGCAGGTATGACTTTCGAGATTCCAAAGATCACAGCAGTTCCAACTGTTGAAATCGAGCCAGAGAACGCAGCATTTTCAGACACAGATCAGAACGCTGCTTTCCTTTCAGTAGATGTCAAGAAGTATGCAGGACAGCAGACATTCTCTGTTGAATTGCTAGATCGTACATCTCCAGCATTCTTTGATGAGCTAGTCCGCAACATGGCAGCAGCTTACGCAAAGGCTACAAACGCAGCAGTTAATGCAGCACTCATCACAGGTGCAACAGCAGACGGCACAACCACAGTCACATATCCAACAGCAGCAGAATTGCTAGGAATTGTTGCTCGCGGTTCAGCATCAGTTTATGCAGCAACAGCAGGACTACCTAACCCATTCGCTCGCAACATGGTTGTCTCAACAGGACAATGGTCTAACATCATGTCTCTAAACGATGCAGGTCGTCCAATTTACACAGCATCACAGCCAATGAACGCTGGCGGTCAAGTATCACCAACATCATTGACAGGTAATGTTGCAGGACTCAACCTATATGTTGATCCAACAAACGCTGGCGATGGCGATGGAACTATCCTAATCGTGAACCCAGATGCATACACATGGTACGAGTCACCAACATACCGCTTGCGTGCAGAATCAACAGCTAACGGATCAGTAACAGTTGGTTACTACGGATTCGGTGCAATCGCAACTAAGGTTGCAGCTGGCGCATTCAAGAACAACAAGCAGTAAAAACTCACTAAGTCACTCTGGGGAGTAGTAGCCCTCTACTCCCCAGAGTCTTAAGAAAGGATCATCATGGCACTTACAACAGTCGCAGAACTCCGTGCAACACTCGGGGTCGGTACTTTGTATCCAGATGCAACCCTTCAAGAGGTATGCGATGCAACGGATGTCGTGCTCTTGCCAATGCTTTGGCAGAACGAGATCTATAACACGCATCAAAGCATTAGCAACAATGTGGCAACTCTTTACTTTGGTCAGGACATTTCTCAAGATTTCTATGTCGGACAAAGCGTAATCATTACTAAAAACGGAAGCCCATATAATGGCACTAAGACAATTACTGCCATTGGTTCAGGCTCACTTTCATATGCTGCAACTGGAGCAGATCAAGGCGTTCACGCCATCCAGCCTTTTGGAATTGTTGCAGGTACAGTCACTGACTATGCAACTGACACAGCAGTCCAGCAAGCAGCTTTGATGATATCTGTTGAGATCTGGCAAGCGCGTACAGCCACCCTTTCAGGCAGTAACGCTGTCGATTTCCAGCCAAGCCCTTACCGAATGAGCGCACAGCTTCTCGCTAAGGTGCGAGGATTGATCGCGCACTGCTTATCACCTAACTCAATGGTGGGCTGATGCCTGTTGCCGTCACTACTCTTAGGACTACATTAGCAACGGCTTTAGTCGATAACGCTAAGTGGCAGACTTTTGCTTTCCCACCTGCCACAGTCTTGGCTAACTCTGTGATTGTCTCTCCAGATGATCCTTATCTAACACCTAGCAACAATCAGCACATTGGCATTAGTCCAATGGCTAACTTCAAGATTGTTATGACTGTTCCACTATTCGACAATGAGGGAAACCTTAACGGCATCGAGGACACAGTCTGTGGCGTGTTCGCAAAGCTCGCTGCATCATCTTTGACCTATAATGTAAGCGCAATAAGCGCACCAAGTATTCTCAACGCTGCATCGGGAGACCTTCTCAGCTGCGAGATGTCCGTATCAATCCTAACGAGTTGGAGCTAAACATGTCCGAGTGGGAACAAGAAAACGCTGACTTCCTGAAGAAAATCGGGCAAGTAAGCACACCAGCACCAAAGCCAGTAACTACTAAGAAAGACGAGGAATAATCTCATGGCTGTATTTCTAAACAATAAAGTTGGCGTGAAGATTAACACTGTTGATCTTTCTGACCATGTCACATCAATCACTCTTAACCGCACATTCGATGAGCTAGAAGTAACTGCAATGGGTGACACAGCACACAAGTTCGTTAAGGGCTTGGAAGCATCATCTGTAACAATCGACTTTTTAAACGACACAGCAACAGCAAATGTATTGGCAACATTACAAGCTGCATGGGGTACAACAGTCACATGTGTATTCCTACAAGAAAAGGGAACAGCAGTATCTGCTACTAACCCTCTTTACACAGTCTCATTGCTAATCAATAACACTACAGACATCAATGGTGCTGTTGGCGATATGTCCACACAGTCGATCACATTCACTGCTAACTCAACAGTTGCAGTAGCCACAACAGGCACATTCTAAACAAACAATAAAGGGGCAAACTCATGGCAAAACTAAAGATAGTTCGTACAGACGGAAGCGTATTGGAAGGCGAGATCACTCCAGCAGTGGAGTACTCATTCGAGCAGTACGCTAAAAAGGGCTTCCATAAGGCGTTCCGCGATGAAGAAAAACAGAGCGATGTCTATTGGTTAGCATGGGAAGTAACACGCAGGTCAGGTGAAACTGTTAAGCCTTTCGGGATTGAGTTTATCGAAACACTTAAGAGTGTTGAGGTATTAGACTCAGACCCTTTAGCTTAAAGCGCGATCTTCCGTTCACCTATCTAATCGCTAGGCTAAGCATTAGATTGGGAATCGCGCCACAGCAGTTGTTGGATCTAGATAAGACCATGCTCGATGCATTAGTGCAGGGGCTCAAGGATGAAGCGAAAGAGGTGAGCGATGCCAGCAACCGTAAAGGGCGGCGTTGAACTTCGTAGAGCTCTCCGGACTTTTGCACCTGATCTAGCAAAAGAAACTCAGAAGGAAATTAAGACAGCCATCACGCCTATTTCTAAAGCTGCTAGAGGCTATGTTCCAGATCGCGGAGAAGTGCTAAGCGGATGGCTACCTCGTCAGATGTCTGAGGCAACATTTCCTACCTTTAATCCTGCTGAAGTCAAATCTAAAATTGGTTTTAAGACAAGCCCATCAAAGGCTAACTCAAGAGGATTTAGATCTCTTGCTCAAGTATTTAATAAGAGCAGAGCTGGATCTATTTACGAACGCATGGGCAAGAAAAGCCCAGAGAGTCGATTCGTCCTTAATCAAGATGGGAAGTTTCGTGCGCCTCTTAAGGGTAAGGATCGCATGCAAGGTCGCTTGCTTTATCGTGCCTATGATGAAAATAATGGCAAGGCTAGAGAAGGTGTGCTCAAAGCTGTTTCAACAGCAGCCACTAAACTTAATCAACGAGCAACAGTAAGAGGCTAATCATGGCTAATGTAATTATTGACATTGCTGCCGAGTTCACTGGCAAGAAGGGCTTCAAGCAAGCCGAGACAGCAACAGACAAGATGGAGAAGAATGTCAAGAAATTGGCAGGGGCTCTAGGTCTTGCCTTTAGCGGTCAGGCGATTCTGGCTTTCGGTAAGGCTTCTATTAAAGCTGCAGCAGCAGATGAGAAGGCACAAAAGCAATTAGCTTTAGCTCTTAAAAATGTTGGACTTAGTAGAGATGCTGCATCCTCTGAGGATTACATCCAGAGACTACAAAGCGAGTTCGGCATTATTGATGACAAGCTGCGCCCTGCCTATCAGACACTAGCGGTAGCAACACGCGATACTAATAAAGCACAGCAACTTCTAAACCTTTCGCTAGATATCTCGGCATCAACTGGCAAGGACTTATCTAGCGTTACAGCGGCATTAAGTCGTGCATTTTTGGGGAACAATACTGCACTAGGCAAGCTCGGTGTAGGTATCTCTAAGGCTGACCTAAAGGCTGGCAAGTTCGAGGATATTATTTCCCAACTTGAAACTACATTCGCAGGTTCTGCAACACAAGCCGCTAATACCTTTCAAGGTTCAATCGATAAATTAGGCGTTGCATCGGCTAATGTGCAAGAGATTATCGGTGAAGGTTTAATCGATGCTATTAGATCTTTAAGTGATGAAGATACTGTAGATAACCTAGCAGTCCAGATGCAGAGCGTTGCTGTTTACACAGCAGATGTTATCCGTGGCATTGGTGTAATGGTCGGATACATTCAAAATGTAGTCGAACAAGTAAACAAGATCCCCGGGCTTAGCAAAATTATGGAACTTGTTTTGTCCACCAATCCTATATTTGGAGCAATAGCAACCTTAAACAAACTAGGTGCTGCTACTAGATCCACGGCTGGAATTGAGGCTCAAGGCTTGGCAGACCTAGCCAGATTACAAGCTGAGTATGTTGTTAAAACTTTAGGGGCTAAGAAGAAACTTACAGCAGAAGAAATAAAAGCATTAAAGGCTGCTAGATTAAAACTGGCTATTGATAAGGCTAACCTTGCTCTAAACAAAGGCAATGAAGTCTTTGATATGGACAAGATCCAAGTTGCAGCAGCTCTGACTAATCAGGCTGAGCAATTAGGCAAGGCAACAACTGCTTCACAAGCTTTACAGATTGCTAATGACACTGCTCGCCTAAACATCAAGAAATCAATTTCTGATTTAGAAGATGCCATTGCAGGTAAAGATGAAGCAGCCATTACTGCTGCAACAAAAAGGCTCAATGAAGATCTTAAAATCTTCAGTGCTTTGTCCAATCAAAATGTAAAACTTGCTGACATCAAAGGCATTCTCGAAAGTCTAAAGCCAAAAGATTTAATCAATCTAGGTAACCTTGATGCAGCTATTGCTAAGATGATGGAACTGCTTAGACTGCAAGGCACTAAGCCAGCTGCAAGCACACTAGGAACAACACCAAGTGGCACACCAAGTGGCACACTAGGAACAACACCAAGTGGCATGACTCAAGAAGATCGCCACTTAAGCCAATTAGCAGCACAAGCTGTAGCCAACCTGGTAAAGCCGACTTTAACTAATACTCCATTTGGAGAAGGTGGGATGTTTAACCTAGAGGATGTAGCCCGATCATCAATGCTCGCAGGTCTATCAGGCGGTGCAGGTGTATCAGGTGCAGTAAGTGGTTCACGCTATGCAGCACAAGCTGCTAATCAATACAATATTAATGTAATCGCTCCAGCAAGAAATCAAGAGCAAGAGGCAAGAGACATTATCGATATATTGCGACAGGCGGGTTACAGAGGCACAGAGAGCCTAACGCTTCTATGACATGGCTTCCAGAGTGGCGCATAACAGTCGGAACGACTGTGTACACCAATGTAACTGGGGTGAGTCTTACTACAGGTCGCATTGACATCGATCGCCAATGTCAAGCAGGTTATGCCCGCATGGACATCATCAACTCAACTAATGCCCTCTTTGACATTGATGTTACAGATTCTCTGACTTTAGAACTTAAAGATAGCGGTGGCACTTATGTGCCTGTATTCGGTGGCACAGTTTCAGACTTCTCAACCTCAGTCAGAAGTCCAGAGGAATCAGGGTATGTAACTCTTGGAACGATACTTGCGGTCGGTGCTTTGGCTAAATTGCCTAAAGCAATCTACACGGATTCTGTAGCTCATGGATTAGATGGTGAACAGATCTCTATCATCTTGCAGGAGCTTCTAGTCAATGAGTGGATAGAAGTAGCACCTGCCCTTCAATGGATTGACTACGATCCGACTACTACATGGGCTAATGCTGAGAATGTGGGATTAGGTGAGATCGATACTGGTCTGTATGAGATGGACAACCTCAGCGCAGCAGACCGAAACACACAGACTTTAGTGCAGCAGATAGCAGACAGCGCACTCGGAACGCTCTACGAGGACAAGCAGGGTCGCATCTCATATGCCGATGCGGATCATAGAAGTAACTACTTAGCAGCTAATGGCTCAACCCAGTTAGATGGCAATTACGCATCCCCTGCCAGCGTTAAGTCCATCCTTCAGATTGGCAAGATCCGTAACAGCGAGATCGTGCGCTATGGCAATGACTATGGCAGCACTTACTCAGCCACAGATGATGCTTCTATCACTACCTATGGGCGCTACCAAAGAACATTCGATTCCAACATTCGCTTTCTAGCAGATATCGAGGACATCATTGAGCGTGATCTAGCCCTGCGCTCGACACCTAGAACACAGCTCGATCAGATTACTTTTAGACTTGACAATCCTCTTATGCCTAATGCCCTTAGAGATGACCTTATAAACCTTTTCTTTGGTGAGCCAGTAGTTATCACTAACCTACCCTTTAACATGTTCGAGGGGTACTTCTCAGGCTTTGTAGAGGGTATCTCTATGAGAGCCACACCAACTTTTGTCGATGCCACTATCTATGTCTCACCTACAGACTTTTCACTTATAGCCCCGACATGGGCAACAGTAATTCCAACTAACACCATCTGGAGTGGCGTAAATGGTACACTACAGTGGTCTAAAGCGATCGGAGCTCTAACCTAATGGCAACAACAACCCCTAATTTTGGTTGGGCAGTACCAACCAGTACTGACCTAGTCAAGGATGGCGCAGTAGCCATTGAGACATTAGGCGATGCTATCGATGCTTCGCTAGTCGATCTTAAAGGTGGCACTACAGGTCAAGTCCTTGCTAAGGCATCGGGAACAGACATGGACTTTTCATGGGTCACAGATGCCACAGGAATCCCTGCAACCATTTTTGATGCTAAAGGTGACATCATTGCAGCTACAGCAGCAGACACGGCATCACGCTTAGCAGTAGGTACTAATGGGCAAGTCCTGACAGCTGACTCAGCAGAAGCAACTGGCTTAAAGTGGGCAACGCCAGCAGGTGGTGGCGGTAAAGTTTTACAGGTTGTGCAAGCAAGCACATCGACAGAAACCACGATTGTTACTACGACTTACACAGACACAACACTTTCGGCATCAATCACACCAACATCAGCTTCAAGCAAGATTTTGGTAATTGTTAATCATTTTGTTGAAACATTAAGAGATGCAAACGCAAATGGCGGATCAGGCATACGGCTTTTACGCGGAGCAACAACGATTTTCTCTCCAAGTCCAGGGGAATACCAATTTAATTACAGCCAAGCGGTCGGTGCAACAAGGATTGTGTTGAATAGTGCCGTGCCACTTACTTATTTGGATTCTCCAGCAACAACCTCAGCCACTACTTATAAAACTCAGGGCAATCAATTTACAGCAGCAAATAGTTCAACTCTGAAGTTCCAACAAGGATCTTCCATCAGTACGATGACACTTATGGAAATTGGTGCATAATGAACAACAATTATCTTGTACAAGCAATTAAATCATTACGACCAGATTCAGAGTTTTCATTTGTTAATAATGATTATTCAACAATCAAATGGGATGTTTTGCAAGGCGATGCGCCAACTCAGGCTGAAATTAATGCAGAGATTGTAAAGATTAAGAATAAAGAAGTTGCAGACAAAGCCACAGCAGAAGCAGCTAAGGCAGATTTATTGGCAAAGCTTGGCATCACAGCAGATGAAGCGAAGCTATTACTTGGATGAAGCCTAAACTTTCTAAAGCTGCAATCCAGTTAAGAGAGCAGATTGATGACTCGTTCCCAGATCGTGACCGCACATCGGATGGTTGGATCGGTGATACCCGACACGCTGCTCGCAAGTCAGATCATAATCCTGATGAGCAGGGCTGGGTTCGTGCCATTGATGTGGACAAAGATCTCCACAAAAGTGGCAAGCCCGACATCATGGGAGATCTTGCTGATCAGCTTCGTATCTTGTCCAAGTCAAAAGCAGACAAGCGTATTAGTTACATCATTTACGATGGACGAATCTGTTCCCACATCCTTAACTGGAAGTGGCGCAATTACACAGGGGCTAACAAACACACTAAGCACATGCATGTTAGCTTTAAGAAAGAAGCTGACAATGATGGGGCTTTTTTTCAAGTACCTATGTTAGGAGCATCTAATGAATGAACTAAAGACAGCAGCAGGATCTTGGGCTAGAGCCTTCTTAGTAGCAGTTATCTCTATGGCAGCTGCCGGGGTAACAGATCCAAAGGCATTGATTGCAGCTGGTATTGCTTCAATCCTTCCACCTGTACTGCGATTCTTATCGCCTAACGATCCAGCCCTCGGCATCAAGAAGTGACACAGTCAGACTTCTTCACGCTTTACCTTGCCACCATTGCAGCACTCGGTGGCTTGTCTGGCTATGTAATCACACACCTATTGTCTGAGATCAAAAGACTCAACACGCGAGTCGATGAGATCTATAACATCTTGCTTGACAGGTAGCATTGTGCTATGGCAAGAAAAGCAACAAAGGCGTTAGAGGAACAAGGTTACTCAAAGCTCGATGCTTACTGCATTGGACTTTATGAGTACTTCTGTTCATTAAAGCGAGCAGGTTTCGCAGAGGACATTGCCATGTTCATGATCACAGAACCGCAAGCCTATCCTCACTGGATTCTGCCTGATCCCATTGACCCTGAGAAGTTCGGGGATTACGAAGATGAGGATGATGACTAAACGCAGATACTTGGTGATCTCGGATCTACAGATTCCATATCATCAT